GGACAGCGCTAATTTAGGACAGGTCCAGGCCGGTGCCTATATTTGGTGCGGGACAATGGGCGGCGCTGCTGACGCGGGGACTCTATCTCCAACGCCAGCAATCACGGCTTATGCCGCCGGGCAACGATTCGCATGGAAAGCCAGCACTAACACAAACACTGGTGCCATGACTATCGCAATTTCCGGTCTAGCTACGATTGCAGCGCAAAGTGACAGGACGGCATTAGCCGCCGGGGATCATGTCGCGTCCGATATTTATGTGGGTATTCTTGATACTACATCAACAATGCAGATTATGAAATTTGCGCCAACATCTGTATCCGCCGCGACCACAAGTGCCGCAGGCATAGTTGAGCTATCAACATCTGCTGAAAATTTAGCAGGCACTGCGGTAACGTCACCGACTGTTGCCGGTGTTCGAGAGATGACATCTCTTGTCCCTCAGAATATCCAAGCAGGAAATTATACAGCGGTTTTGTTAGACCAGGGCAAGCATATTTATCACGCCTCTGATGCAGGCGCTTCAGACACTTACACGATCCCTGCGAATGCTTCTGTGGCTTACCCAATCGGCACCGCATTGACGTTCATCAGTATGTCGTCCGCCACTGTTGCAATTGCGATCACATCTGACACCCTCTATTTGGCTAAAGACGGAACCACGGGTTCACGAACATTGGCTCAATACGGCGTGGCAACAGCTATTAAGATGACGGCTACGACCTGGATTATTTCAGGGTCAGGCTTAACATAATGGCGGCTCAACAACAGCTCATAGCGACTAATTTTAAAGCACCGTCTGTAATATACACCGCCGCGACAGGAGGCAGCATAAGTACCGATGGTGATTACAAAGTGCATACCTTTAACTCAAGTGGCACATTTGAAATTACGACTTTAGGAGACGACGCCGTAGTTCAATATTTAGTTATCGCTGGCGGCGCTTCAGGCGGTTGTTATGAGGGCGGCGGCGGCGGTGCTGGAGGCTATAGAACGGCCACAGGAATGGGCGTCAGCGCAACGTCATATTCAGTGACAGTGGGTGGCGGCGGTGCCTCCAATACCAGCGGCGGCAAGGGTAATACTGGCTCAAATTCCGTATTCAATAGCATCACTTCGGCGGGTGGTGGCGGTGGCGGACAGCAAAATGATGCAGACAAGAGGGCTGAAAATGGCGGCAGCGGCGGCGGCGGCACTGCCTATGGTGGCTCGCCTAACATGAACGGCGGGGTGGGCAACACCCCGTCAACTTCACCTTCGCAGGGTAATAACGGCGGTGATGCTTCAAGCTCAAGCTCTCCCTATGGGGCAGGTGGCGGTGGTGGTGCTGGAGCAGTAGGTGCAGACGGTAATACTTCCACTGGCGGTGCCGGTGGCGCTGGCACGGCATCATCAATTTCGGGATCAAGTGTAACAAGAGGCGGCGGTGGCGGTGGCGCAAGTCGTGGCGCAGGCCAGGGTGCCGGTGGTTCAGGCGGCGGAGGTGCTGCTGGAATGGGAGCAGCCGCCGTAGATGGCACCGCGAACACGGGAGGTGGCGGCGGCGGGTCGGGATATCCGAGTGGTGTAGATTCTGGCGCTGGTGGGTCAGGTGTTGCAATCATCCGCTACCTATTTCAGTAGGATTTGATATGGCACATTTTGCAGAACTTGACGAAAACAATATCGTACTCCGCGTGATCAGGGTTTATGACGCGCACGAAGCGGACGGCGAAAACTGGTGCCATGAATTTGCCGGTGGCAACTGGAAGCAGACAAGCTACAACGGAAATATGCGACATAACTATGCGGGCATTGGGTATCGCTATGACGCCGATGCCGACGCCTTTTATGCGCCCCAACCATACCCATCTTGGTCACTGGATGATGCATATCGTTGGCGACCGCCGACACCACGCCCAGATGATGACAAAGATTATTTTTGGGATGAGGCTAACGGAAAATGGTCGGTGATGGTGGAATAGAAATGATATTCCTAGCATCACTTCCTCGTTCTGGTAGTACTTTATTAACATCACTTTTGAACCAACGTCCCGATGTGTACGCCAGTCCAACGTCCAATCTCTGTAATATATTAAATGCTGCTAAACAAGTATGGGATCAAAGTGCAGCTACTAAAGCTGATGGTGGTAAAGAGAGTGACATCATCCGCATTTTGAGAAGTATTCAGGATGCCCGATATGAGACAGATAAATTAGTTTTTGACAAAGCTAGAAATTGGTGCGTTCCTGAAACTATAAAAACAATGATAAAAGTACAAGGCAATGCAAAGATCGTCGCTACTGTAAGGCCAGTAGCAGAGTGCCTTGCTTCATTCGCCAAATTGATTAAGCCCGAAGACATTATGGACTTTTGTAAACGGCACAAATGGGCTCAACATTTATTTGACAGCTATGAAAACATGCAAGCTGGTTATAAAGAATACCCGAACAATTTTTTATTAATTGAATATGATGATCTTGTATCTAATCCTCAAGTTCAATTAAATCGTATTGCCAAGTTTGTTGGTATTGATCCATTTATTTATGACTTCAATAATATTGAAGACAGTAAAGAAATGGATGAAGTGTGGGGGGTTGAAGGGCTGCACAAGGTCCGCAAGAAAGTATCCAAACGCACTTATTCAGCGCGTAAAATTCTCGGCAAAAGTGCGTGGAATTTATATCAAGGCGGTGAGTTTTGGAATGATAAGCCTTTGCTTAACGATAAAGGCCGCGAAGTATCTGCATGGGGTAATGCTTCAGAAAAAACTGCTTTTCTACAAAATGTCGATTCCAATCAACCTGTTTGGAATGGAGAAAAAAATGCCGTTGTTTTATTACATCTACAACGTGGGCTGAAAGATCAAATATCTCAAGTTCGATACGCTCGTGAGCTGAAAAAATTAGGTTGCACGGTAGTTGTTTCATGCACACAAACTTTGGCTGAAAAACTTCGCCATGCTGATGGGGTGGATGTTGTCGTGCAGCACGAGGTGTCGAGTGGTGTGTACCATGATTTCTATTTACCTGCCATGTCTGCACCGATTCAACTTGGCTACCAAAATTCGGCAGACATTGCTTAAGAATGCTTAATGTAAATGAATGGTTTTATTTTACAAAAGGTTTAGACAGAAAAACCTGTAATAAAATAAGAAATACAGCGAAGGGAAACTGGAAACAATCAACAGTAGATACCAAAAAAGTTATTACAGAAGAAGAGCGAATAACTGGCATAGAGTTAGTTTATAATCTAAACAAAGATGTAAGAATAAGTGATGTATCATGGACATCAGAACAATGGATATATGATACGATTTGGCCGTGGATGGAAGGGGCAAACAAACGGGCTGGTTGGAAATATGACATAACAGGTGCAGAGGGTATGCAAATAACCCGTTATAAAAAGGGCGGGTTTTATTGTTTTCATCGCGACGGCAAGGGTGATCATTTATCTGCATATGACATGCCAGACAAAGAATTTATGCACGGTAATGTTAGAAAATTATCAATGACTGTTCTCTTGAATGATAATTATGAAGGCGGAGAGTTTCAGTTTGCTACTTATAACGAAGAAAAATGTGAAATTCACGTACCAGAATTTAATAAAATAGGATCAATTATTGTGTTTCCTTCCGATATGGAGCATCGGGTTGCGCCTGTAACAAGTGGAGTTAGGTATTCACTGGTGGTATGGTTTTTAGGACCGCCTTTTAAATAAAGCAATGCTGGATTTAAATAGCTACTTTTCGTTGTATCTATTTGATAGAGAGGACATCAATATGAAAACAATTTTAAAATGGATTACTAATCGGTCTATCGAGCCTTCAAGCTGGGCCGCTGCCGCCGCCGCTATTGTAGGAGTGTCGGTGCTTATTGATAATTTCTGGGTTGCCATCGCTGGCATCGCTGTCGCAGCCGTCAGCATCGTCCTACGTGAGCGCGGGCTAATCTGATGATTGGCGCGCTTCTCCCCATAGCGGTCACACTGGCCAAGCAGTTCTTGCCTGATCTGGTGGGGTCGCTAGTAGGTAAGGATGCTGAACGTGTAGCGCAAAAAGTCTTGGGCGTCGCTGGAGGCATCGTTGGGTCCGAGATCAAAACTGAAGCGGACGGCATTGCAGCTATCAAGAAGCTTAAAGCTAACCCCGATATGGCGCTTCAGTTAGAGATGCAACTCAGCGAAGAGCGTCTGGAACTAGCGCGCACAGAGATGCAAGATCGTGTCTCTGCTCGAACAATGAGTCAGAAGACGACACTGCATGCCGTTGCTGTTTGCGTGATCTCAGTCATCGTCACTCTTGGGTTTGCGGGCATCCTGTATATGGTGATTGCCAAGCCGCTGCCCGAAACTAATAGTGAAATCGTATATGTTTTGATCGGGTCCATGGCGGCTGGCTGGACCCAATGTCTCAATTTCTGGTTGGGGAGCAGTAGGTCCAGCCAAGACAAGTCTCAGCAGATGTCGGACGCTGCAAGGCGCTAAGATGTGGATGATCGCGCTGATCCTGGCTACAACAGCGGGTCTGAGTAGTACTCTTTTCCGGCCTGACATTATGCTAACGGCGGAATTGATTTGGCCCGATAAGGCCGAATGCAATTTGGTACGCGAAGCGCATCTATCGAAGCACCCTGCGCCGGAACACGCTGCCCTTGTCTGCCTTCGCGTCCCGGATTTTATAGCGGACAAGTTTTCGCCAACTCTTGTTCCATCGCTGAAAATATAAGTATCTGGCGATGGATTTTGAAAGCCTCAAATCGATAATCCCCGCGCTTATTCTTGGGATCACAGGGGTCATTGCGATTACCAAAATTAAATCTAAAAGTGACCAGACGGCCCATGACCTCTACTCCTTTATCAAATCGGTGACCCGCGATCTTGATCGGTTGGAGGCTGATAGCCACCACACCACGCGGATTCGAGCGCAGTCAGAAGTGCATGATAAAAATATTTCAGTACTCTGGACGACTCAAAACGACACGACTAAATTGATTAATGAAACCAGTACAACGCTAAACGATAAACTTGAGCGCCATCGCGATAGAGCCGATGCCGCCCAGACTGATATGATGAGCCGCGTCATGGCTTTACGCGAAAAAATAAACGGGCATTCAAAATGAGCGTGACCCTCGATATGACTGCCATCGTCGAAAACCTCAAGATTGAGGAAGGCTATCGCGGGCGTCCGTACCATTGTTCAGCCGGACACCTAACTATTGGGTATGGCCGCAACGTGGATAAAAGTGGCCTTGGCATTAGCGAGGAAGAAGCCGAGTATCTGCTAAAGAATGATGTGAACCGCACCATTGATGAGGTGCGGCAGCGGTGGCCTTGGTTCGATGATTGTGACAAGGCAGCGCGCGAGGTGATGATTGAATTGTGTTTTCAATTAGGAGCCCCCCGCTTATCGGGCTTTGTAAAATGTTTGGCGGCCCTTGAGGCTGGTGATAATGACACCGCCGCTGCTGAACTTTTGGACAGTAAATTTGCCAAGCAAGTTCCGGCTCGTGCAAATCGATTGCATAAACGCCTAACAGATTAAAACTATCTTGTGATGATTCGTCAGCCGTGATATAAAATTCAAATTATGCGGCCTCCCTAAGTCTGGCCCCGCTGAGTGATTGGCGGGGCTTTTCTTATTGTGTCAAACTGTCGTCTTCCCGGAACGTCAATCCAAACTTCTCCATTGTCGTCAAATCGAACATCATGTCGGGGTTGTCTCTCGTAAGTAACTCCGACGATACAACCCAGGCGGCCCGCCACCATTACGCGCTCTTTTAATTTAAACATCATCCGGCGGCCACCAGTGCCAAAGCGGCTACACCAAAAATACTCAAAAAACCCAGTGTAACGCCTAAAATATTTACAATCTTATTCATCTATTTGTCCTTCCGATCATTAATTGGGCCAGTAAACTCACTATCGCCAGCATCAACGCATCGCCAGCACATCCGATTCCCGATCCAAGAACTCTTAAACATCTTCCGGCATCTCAAACATTCTCGATTGTCTGATTCGAGTTTTGGCGAATCAGCAGGCTTTGAACTGTACTCCGCCCTGCGTTTGCGCCAATAGACCGCCAGTGGCGATTGGCTGAGTCCCGGTTTTATTGGTAACGTCATTGCTGTAAATCTTCCTCGCAAGAATCCTCATGCAATTCATCTTGGCCCAAATGCCCATCGCCGCCGCATGACGGACAACGGACCTTGGTCTCTGTCAACGCCGCCATCAACATGGCTGGGCCGTCGATGTATGCGGACTTGAATGACTTATCCATGTCAGTTCCCCATATCAATAAAATTAAACCGCACACCGCCAGCGAGACGCACCCGCTGGATGTATTCGCCGGGATACGCAACCTCCCAGCAGCGGCAGAAAGCAGCGTAGGCAGCTTCGCCAACCGCTTGCGCTGGATCGTAGTTAAATTTGCGTAACAGGCGCTCGGCGCGCTCGGCGGTCAGGTTCTGCAAAAATGCTGTTTGTTCGCGGTTCATTTTCTCGTCTCCTTGTTCTGGAGCGGTCGGCCTATCCGGTTGCCCCATTAAAATTATCATACAAGGTTTCAACCTTGGTGTAAACACCTATTTGCACATTAGTTTAATTTTATTCCGGGCGTCCTCGCAACCGTTGCCGATGATCACCGTGTCGCTGATGCCTTCCAGATACGCAATCCAGTCCTTTTGAACTGGCGAGATTTTTCCGCCCTTCTCCCGCTTCATTTCAATCCAGCATCGCCACGCAGGGATATATAAATCAGGCACCCCGGCGCTGACGCCTTCCGCCTTCAGCTTCGCGCCTGTCGTGCGACTCCGATGGCCGCCGTTGGGAATTGCGAATATTCGCACGCCGGGATGTTCCTGGCGGAACCACATCACCAATTCGCGCTGTTCCTCATGCTCGGTTTTTATCACGGTCTCCTGTTCCGCATTACATATAAAACTGGAACAGCTAATGCTGACATCCAAACTTTTCCGACGATCTGCCCGGTTAAAAAATCGAGCGACCCAAACGCCAAATACAGGAAAACACCGCTATCAATCGCAGCACCGGCTATCCCGCTGGCAAGAACTGCAAGCCACAGGCGGCGGCGGCGCAGCGGCGTATAAACCGCCATGTCTGCGCCCTCCGAAAGCAAAAACGCTAAACCAGATGCAACAACGAGGGCTGCCGGCGCGACAAATCCAGACAGGGCCGCTCCCGCAAGAATCCCGGCGATAGCCCATTTCCACCCAAGGCGCTCATGCACCATGTCACGCAGAACAAGGGCCGCTCCGATCATTAAAACGCCAGACGGCGCCATCAGACCAAATCCAACAGGAACAAGGCATGGCCCGTCAGGGATGCAAACTGTTCCGATGTTGCCGATCAGCCAATTTGCTGCGGGAATTGTCGCAATAAACGCGGCTAGCCAAATCATGTGTTCATCTCCATTTCCTGTTGTTCCGGTTGAATTGTCCAGCCGACACGCGGTTGTGACCTATCCCATCTATCTGCCATGCCCGCTATAGTGTTTTGCGGCCTGTTGTGGTTCCGTGCAATGTCGGCGCTATCGACAGACCCGAAAGGGTAAAGGTGGCCGACCAGTTGCATTCGTAATCCGTGCAACCAAGGAAGCCGCCCGCGCCGTGCTAGTTGATTGAACGCCCGCGTTGCCCTGCCGTGCCACCGATCATCGCCCACCGTCGCATATTCGCCCGCCGAACCGATGCACACGCGCGGCCATTCGTCAGTGAGCTTCAACAGCCTGTCAATAGGTTCGTCCATATGCCAAACCGGCGTGCCGCGATGGCCGTGGGGCCACTCCGCTAGAAGTTCATCTTGTAATTCCGCGCCACCGTCTATCACGTCAGGAATAATGGCCCATGTTGTCGGGCAATCAAGCCACTTGTCGCACCAATCATAATAACCCGCCCAATCCGCCGTTGCGCCTGAACGCCAAACGCTGAACGCCCCGTTGTCTAGAAGAACGCTTTGCGAAATATGGTGCGCGAAATCGACCGCGCGGGGGTATGCGTGGCTAACAAGAGTGTGCCGCCCGATCAGGTCAACCATCCGACCATAGGGGCTTATGTCAGCGCAATGATAGTGAATCATCCCAGTCCCTTCTTGTCACGCGGAAGAATTTGCCATCCTTTTTGAATTTAATCGCCATCGGAGGGCGTGCTTGATTTAGATCGCGCGCTACATCGTCCAGCGTTTTATTTCTCATTACGTCACCGGCCTTCGACATCATAACCAAGTTGGCAAGCAGGGTCCGCGCTTTCTGACCAGCATAGCCGTCGTGAGTCACTGTCAGATATTCAGTTATGGGCCGATCCGATAGCGCGCCGTAGTATGTGACGGCCAGCATTTTTATGCCGCTGGCGCGGCTTATATGTTGCCGCCATTTCCATTCTGTCACAGGCATATCATCGACATCCAGACCCATGATGTCGTCATGGTGGAGTTTTTGCTGCGGCGGTTTTGGCGCCGGGAACGGTTCGCCGCAAGCCACGCATTCCTTGGCTGATATGTGGTTCAATTCATTGCAGGCTTCGCAGACTTTGACCGGTGCCTCGCCCTTGCCTTTGCCTGACGCCTTCTTTGGATTGACCGCCGTGATGGGGCCATGCGTTTGCACCACTCCGGCAAAGTCCAAAACAAGGCAGTGGTCAATGTGGCTCTTGGGCCGCATTCCGCGACCTGCCATCTGCACATACAGCCCGGTAGATAGCGTTGGCCGCAGCATGGCAATCAGATCGAGGTCTGGGTGATCGAACCCGGTCGTCAATACATTGGCGTTCGTCAGCGCCTTAATTTCGCCAGATTTAAAACCGGCGATAATTCGCTCACGTTCTGCCTTCGGCGTCGTCCCAACTATGCAAGCCGAGACAATGCCCCGAGCCGCGAGAATTTCTGCCACGTTGTGCGCGTGTTTAACGCCAGCGCAGAAAAACAACCAAGACCGGCGGTCACCAGCCAAGCGGATCACCTCGTCAACAGTCGCCGCATTATTTTTGTCTGTGTCAACGGCGGCTTGCAGTTCGCTCTCGATATATTCACCGCCGCGCTTGTGGACGCCTTCAACCGAAAGCTGATGCGCAGTCAGCTTCGACCGAAGCGGTGCAAGAAATCCTTTGTGGATCAGTTCTTCGATGCTAACCGGCGCAATAATATCCGCAAATAGCGCCGGTTCGTCGGTGATATATCCATGACCCAGGCGGTACGGCGTAGCTGTCAGTCCGATCACCCGCAGCACCGGATTGATGTGCATTAGATCAGATATCAGCTTTCGGTATCCGCCCTCCTGTTTGTGGCTGACCAGGTGACATTCATCAATCAGCACCAGATCAACGTGACCAATCTGATTGGCTTTGTTTCGTACCGATTGAATACCGGCAAACGTAATCGGTTCGCCAATATCTCGCCGCCTCATGCCCGCCGAATAAATGCCCAACGGCGCATCGGGCCAGTGGCCCAACATCTTCTCGGCGTTTTGTTCAATCAACTCTTTAACGTGCGTCAGCATCAGGATGCGCGTCTCAGGCCATGTCTGAATCGCCTCCTTGCAGAGCGCCGCCACAATATGTGACTTGCCCGATCCGGTCGGCAGTTCAATGCACGGGTGGCCCTTGCGGCCATCCGAGAACCATTTGTATAGCTGGTCGATTGTTCGCTGCTGGTACTCACGGAGCTTCAAAACGGCACCCCCACAACTTTCGCACCCGGAAATGTCTCGCGCACTTCCCCAACAAGTTTATCCGCGCACGCCTCGCCGCCGACAATCAACTCTTTGCTGCTGTAGACGTATGCATCACCCTCACCGTTGCGAACGTCTTTGCCGTCGATCTCGTATACCGCTTCGTGTGGGTCGTTGCTGTCTTTTTGAGGCCACGGCACCATATCGGGATGCAGGACATGGCTCTCGCAGCCTGTCGCTTGAAACTCCAAGGGGATTTGATTTCCTTCACCTCTAGCCCAACGGGCGCATGACCATGTGCTGTCCTTCTCCGGCGTGGCGTGGGCGCAAGTCCGGCAATTAACTTGCTGAGTTAATCGGCGCTCATGGCAAAAGCTGTGCGCCGGACACCATTTACATTGATACCAACTTGGATCAGACGAAAGAGGGTCAGGCATACGTTCTGCCAGCGCAACTCGGTGGCCTCGATCTCGCAGAGCCTCCGCCGCTTCCTTGTCAAATTTCACGCGCTCCGTATACAGACGGTCGTCGTCTTTGCAGACGGCCAGGTAAAGCGCACGCTTGATTCCAGTGGCAAGCATGTATAGCTGCATCTGCGCCCAGTGCATGGGCTTGCTGGCCTTCACCTCTTTCTTCACGAGGTCGTCAAATGATTTTTTAGCGTGAGTTTTAAACTCCGCAACGTGTCGCGTTTTCTCCGCGCCTGGAACGCCGCCCTCGATGGTGCCGTCAGTCGAACCGCCGACATGCGACCCAAGGTCAACGTGTTCTTGATGGCTTGAGAAATTGACGCCAATGGCCTCCAAGTCAGAGATGATGATGTTTTCCTCATTGTTACCGCGCCGAAACAATCGCAGAATGCGGCCTTGGAATTTCTCCTTCACCGCCCAGCGGAAAGACAGCCACAGCCAGCGTTCGCAGGGGTGGCCCAGCAGGGAGCAACCAAGGTGGCCGCGCAGTTCGTCAGGCTGGCTTGCGTGGTGTTCGTCAATCAGATTGGTGATGGTGTGGATTGGTTCTGGTATCTTTGCCATAGCGAAATGGCCGGAGGTTATTAGCCCCCGGCCCTCCTTCATTTTGCCCAAGGCGCTGTGGCGGAAGTTGCCGGTGCTGGTGCGGCAGCAGGTGCAGGTGCGGACACTGGCGGCGTCGAGCCCTCAATGGCCTTAAATGCTTGAACCTCATTTTGCAGCCCATATTCAGGACTGTCTTTAATGGTTAGTTTGATAGAGAGATTCGCGCCCACGAGCTGGTCGGTGTCGCTAACCTGCTGAAGGCCGACGGCAAGCATAATTCTCCCCAACTGCTTCCGACCAAATTCTTCGGCCTTCGGACTCGGATTGGTCATATTCAGGTTTGTGTAGACCACCCGCCCCTGATGCTGCGGCCCAGTGATGTCGAACCGGACAAAAATATATTTTCCCGTTCCTTTCTTCGTATCGCGCATACCTCCGTCTGTGATGGTTGCGGTGTACCATCCCGCCGGGAGAGGCTCAAACTCACGCTTCTCTTCTTCTGGAATGTCGTTGATATCGAATGTTTCGCCAAGAAGACCCATGATCTTTACTCCTGAGTGATTTGAAATGATGCCCGACCGGGCTTTGTCGTAATCCCGCCCAGTAACGGGTCGGTGATTGATTTGTCTGCGTTTTTCCATGCCGTCATATTCAGTTCCGGCTTCCAGCGAAACAGGCTGGAAAGATGTTCTGTCGATCCCTCCTCTGCTGCGATGTCTTGTATGCGGTCAGCATCAACCTTGCGGCTCATGCGTCCCGTGATTTTGATTTTGTAACTGCCGTCCGTTTCGACGTTCTCCGTTCCCTCCATGTTTTCGGCTATTCCGGCCAGTGAAAGAAGTTTGTCTTCAATCTCTCTGCGGCGTTCCGTTGCAGCTTGTTCAGCGGATTTTGCGTCAAGCCAATTTTGCGCTAGGTCGTCAATCATTTTGCACCTCCTGCTTTTGCAATGATTTCGCTAAGGTCAGGTGATTCCCAAGCCTCCACGTTCTTGACCCGGCTCTTGGCTTGCCACAGGCCATCCGTCGCGCACATCAAACCGCGCTGTGTCGCGCCATCCGCGTCTTTCTCCACTCTAAGAGCCGCCACAATGTCGAACTGATATGGCAAAGCCTGACCAGTTTTGTTGCCCGGCATGGAGGGGCTGTAGAGCATCCGCCCAAGCTCATCCTGCGATTTCTCCAGCTTCGCGGTCATAAACACATGCCTTGGCAGATCGCGGAATAACCGGATAGCTTCCGCCATCACGGTTTGCATCTCGCCGTAGGCCGCGCGGGGGTCTTTGTTTACCTTCTTTTCGTGGCCCAAGCAGACCTCTGCGATCTCGCTGATGCTGTCGATTGCCACGCTTTCAAACTGCTTGGCCTCCTCGCTTCCGGTCAGCCAAGCGTAAGCCTCGCGCAGCGTTTCCATGCTTTTGATCTCAACGAACGGAATGTTGTGATCCGAAATTGAAAGCAGACCACCCTCCGCCGATAAGATCACCGGGCTTGGTAACGTCGGAATCAGGTATGTCTTGCCTGTCCCCGCCGCGCCGTAGACCAGCATCTTGATGCCAGCGCTTGAAACACTGTTGGTCGATTGTAGATTGATTGCCATTTTCTTTTCTCCCTTACAAATAGTTGAAATGAATTTTAATATTCATCCCGCTACCTCACGATATTTGGTAACGGCATCGGTTAGTGGCATGTCGTTCAGAATTACGGCATCAGGATCACGCTTCGCCAACACAGCGCGAGTCTGAGGATTGTCGGAATTGTAGTGATAGATTTGTCCATCCGCCTTGACGAAGGCCAGTTTTTTGAGAAGCTTTTTAACGTCTTTCGTGTAAAGCGCTTCCGTGACCATGTCTTCCACGAAAATGTCCGCGCTGATATACATTTTCCCATCGTCCTCAAACGGGCTGTCTATTTGCGGTAAATCTAGGACATGCGCTTCAAGCCGCGCCTGTTCAGGGGTTCCCTTGAAGGTATTGATGGTATCATCGTAATTGCGATTGCGGCATTCGACGCGCGCAATATCAGGGGTCTGATCATCCCAATGGAATTGAAGGCCACCACCCCAGCCGTCTTCAACAACCAGCGCAACACGTTTGCCGTCGCGATAAAGTTTGCATTCCCACCCGTGACCGTCATGGCCGTGGAATGTCTTGACTGCTTTGACTTGATACATCTTTGTCTCCTTTTTAATCGCGGTCGGAGTATCCGGTTGCGATTTCCTATTTACATAATACCAGATTGGGGGTAAGTGTAAACAACTATTTTCAACGAAAGGACAAAAAAATGACCACCGAACAAGCAATCGCATTCTTTGGCGACCGGAAGAAGATGGCCGAGGCGCTCGACATCGGGCTGCACGGCACATACCGCTGGAGCGACCATCCGCCCATGCTGCGCCAGTTCGAAATGGAGCGGCTGAGCGATGGGGAGTTGGTGGTCGAAAAATGAGCGACGTATCAGACACCCTCGCAGAGCGAGAAAAGATGCACGGCGATTATCTGAAAGTGGCCACCGTGGCGCAATCTATAAAGGATGCGCTAGATTGGCAGCAGGGAAAACTCAGCCCAGCCCAGCGCGAGAGCCTTGATATGATCGCCACAAAGATGGCGCGGATCGTCTGCGGCGACCCAAATATCGTTGATCATTGGCTTGATATTGAGGGCTACGCTAGACTGGTCAGGAATATATTGGAGGAAAAAGAGTGACAAAAGTAACCGAAATCTTCGGCGGTCCGTTTATTCCATCCAGCAAACGGGTCGATCCGCCTGAGTTGCAATTAGCCGACGCCATGCGATCTGCTGGCATCGACCCGCCTCCAAAATTAGAAATTGACGGCCAGCTTCACCGTTTCAGCACCAAGGGCCGCAAGCGCGATGATTCCGGCTGGTATGTAATTTTCCCAGATGAGCCGGTGGCCGGTCGATTCGGCTGCTGGCGCGATCAGATCGATTGTGTGTTCAAGGCCGATATTGGTCGCGATCTTTCACCCGCTGAGAGTATGGCAATTGTGCGCCGCCAATCGGAGGCCAGAGACGAACGCGAAAGGGCGCGATCCAAGAAGGCAGAGGTCGCAGCCAGCACAGTCGAGACAATCTGGCGCGATGCCATCGCAGCCAGTCCCGACCACCCTTATCTGAAAAAGAAGGGCATTCAGCCAAACGGCGCACGTCTGACCGGCGATGGTCGGCTGATTGTGCCTCTTTTCGCAGAAGATGGCACACTGTCGTCATTGCAATATATCTCCGAAACGGAAAAGCGCTATCACCCAGGCGGCACGACTAAATCATGCTCTTGGACGCTGGGCGAGGTAACGCCCGGCCCGATATTCGTGGCCGAGGGCTACGCGACCGCCGCGACCATTCATGAGGTATCCAATCGGCCTTGCGTTATTGCTTACAGTGCGAACAATTTGCCCCTAATTGTTGGCCAATTGCGCGAAGTGCACGGCCAGACTCAGGAAATCGTAATTGTGGCAGATAATGATGAATCCGGAGTCGGTCGCAACAAGGCCGACGAGGCCAGCGCCAAGCATGGTGGCCGTATCGTCATGCCGCCGATCGAGGGAGATGCAAACGACTATCAAAAGGCCGGTGAAGATTTGCTTGGTCTGTTGTTTCCGCCTGTTGATGACTGGCTCGTCCCGGCAGATAGTTTCTCGGAACAGCCCGCCCCGCTCCGCTGGCAGGTCAAACACTGGCTGCAATCGCAAGCCTTGATAATGGTTCACGGTCCGTCTGGAGGCGGCAAGACCTTTCTGGTTCTCGATATGGTGCTATCGGTTGCCAGCAAAGGCGCAGTCCCAGATTGGTTCGGAAATAAGGTCCGGCATGGAACGGTCGTATATCTGGCCGGTGAGGGTCATCACGGCCTTCGAGGCAGGGTAGCGGCCTGGAAGCAGCACAAGGGCGTCAGCGGGCTGGATATGTGGCTCTCGCGGCATGGTTTGGACTTAAATACCCCGCAGGGCTACCAAAAGACGGTGGATGCCGTCAGGGCGCTGCCCAATCCACCCGAAATCATCGTGGTTGATACCCTGCATCGGTTTCTGGACGGCGATGAAAACAGCGCGTCAGACGCTAAATCCATGCTCGATGCCTGCGGGGCAATGATACATGAGTTCGATTGCAGCGTGGTGTTGGTTCACCATACCGGCGTTAATGCTGAAGCGCAGCACAGAGCGCGGGGCAGCAGTGCGTGGCGGGGGGCATTGGATATAGAAATTAGCGTGGTTCCCGGCGATATCATTGAGATTGTGCAGCGCAAATCTAAGGATGCGGAGGAGGCCAAGCCGGTGTTTGCGGAATTGCAGTCGGTGCCAATCAGGGGCTGGCTGGATGAAGACGGCGATCAAGTCAGTTCAGCGGTTCTGGTGGCTGGACAGGAACCTGTAAAGGCCAAGAGGGATAGCCCGCTGGCACGGCATCAAAAGACGTTTGAGAACGCTTGGTGGTCGGCTGGGGCGGAAGATATTGACGGCGAGCCATATTTAGCGCGTAAAGATTTGAAGGCCAAACTTGAAAAAGACGGCGTGAAGGCGAGAACAATCGAAAACGCGTTGAATTCGTCTTATCAAAATAATCTAATTGGTGCTTTAATCTTAGGAAATATTATTGGTAAAAAAGAGGATGGCTGGATTGTTTTAGATGACGTTTGGGCGTCTGCAATGTTGGTTAGTCGGTCGGCTAAATAAGCACCCTAATCACCCTAAAGGGTGCTTTAGGGTTTTAGGGTGGATTGGGGACAAATAAGCATAAAATAGCACCCTAACTACCCTCCCCCCCTAAGGGGAGGGTAAAAAGGGTGCTTATGCGTAAAAGGGTTTTTCAACTAAAGTGGAAAGAGAATAATGGATTGGCCAGCAGACAAAATTAAACGGCGAAAAGTGGACGCGCTAATACCATATGCGAGGAACGCACGAACGCATTCGGATGAGCAAGTGGCGCAGATCGCAGCGTCGATTAAAGAGTGGGGATGGACAACACCGGTGCTGGTCGATGAGGACGGTGAAATCATAGCCGGGCATGGTCGAGTCATGGCAGCGCGGAAGCTCGGTATCGAGGAAGTCCCGACGATGGTTGCCACCGGTTGGACGAAGGCGCAGAAGCAAGCCTATGTCCTGGCGGATAATCAACTACCGCAGAATGCCGGGTGGGATATGGATTTGCTGTCGGTGGAAATGAAAGACTTAGACGCGGATGGGTTTGATCTGAGCCTTATCGGATTCGGTGAGGATATGCTGGCGAATATGCTGGTCGATCCAACCGAGGGGCTGACCGACGAGGACGCGGTGCCGGACGTGCCGGAGAACCCCGTTACGGTCGAGGGCGACGTTTGGCTGCTAGGCGACCACCGGCTGATGTGTGGCGACAGCACCAGCATTGATGCGGTGGAGGCGCTGTGTGGCGAACACCGGGCCGATATGTGGCTAACAGACCCGCCATACAACGTGGCATATGAGGGGAAAACAAAAGACGCTCTTAAAATACAAAACGACGAAATGGGTGATGACCAATTCAGGCAGTTCTTACGCGATTCATACTCTGCCGCAGACGCTGTTATGAAATCTGGAGCGGTTTTCTATATCTGGCACGCTGATTCTGAAGGCTACAACTTCCGGGGAGCCGCGCACGATATGGGGTGGCAGATACGCCAGTGTTTAATTTGGAAAAAGCAAACAATGGTTATGGGGCGGCAGGATTACCATTGGAAGCATGAACCTTGCTTGTATGGCTGGAAAGACGGCGCAGGGCATCTTTGGGCGACCGACAGGAAGCAGACCACTATATTAGAGTTTGACCGCCCGTCTCGAAGCAAAGAGCATCCAACGATGAAGCCGGTCGAGTTGTTTGAATATCAAATGCTTAACAACACAAAAGGCGGGGATTTAATTTTAGATAGCTTCGGCGGCTCCGGCACCACAATGATCGCCGCAGAAAAGAACGGTCGCCACTCCCGGCTTATGGAACTTGACCCCAAATACTGCGATGTTATCGTGCAGAGATGGCAGGATTTCACCGGCCAACAGGCCAAACTAGAGGAGAGCGGGGAGATTTTCCCCACTATAAAAGAAAATGCCGCCTAAAAAAGCCAAGCGGGTTACATGCCCGCCATTCAAGCCGACTGACGACGAGCGAAAGCTTGTTGAGCAGATGACTGCTTGCGGTATTCCGCAGGAAAGCCAGTGCCTTGTGATTCGAGACGGCATTGACGACAAGACCCTGAGAAAGCATTTCCGGCGAGAACTGGACACAGCCGCAACCAAGGCCAATACAAAAGTCGCCGGGACGCTGTTCAACAAGGCTATGGGCGGCGATACCACCGCGATGATATGGTGGTCTAAGACTAGAATGGGCTGGAAGGAAAAGAGCGAGGTCGAACACACCGGCGAGCAAATCCACACCATCAAATGGATCGGCGTTGAGTAGCCTCACCGTCCAGGCATCGAAAAAGATGCTGCCCTTACTCAAGCCGAATCGGTACAAGGGGGCTTATGGCGGACGCGGCGGAACAAAGTCCCATTTCTTTGCTGAGCTTCTGATTCTTACATGCCTGACCAGAAAAACCAGGGCAGCTTGTATTCGTGAAGTGCAAGTTACAATCAAGGATTCTGTCCGCCAGCTATTGGTAGACAAGATTCAAAAGTTTAATCTTGGGGGGTTTTTCGCCGTGACGGAGCGGGAGATAACCGCAAAGAACGGTTCGCTGATCACATTTCGTGGAATGCAATCCTACAACGCCGAGAACATCAAGAGCCTTGAAGATTTTGATATTGCCTGGGTTGAAGAAGCTCAGACTCTCAGCAGCCACTCGCTAAAACTATTAAGGCCGACCATTCGCAAAGAGGGCAGCGAGTTATGGTTTAGCTGGAACCCCCGGCATGACACAGACGCGGTTGATGCTTTCTTTAGGGGCGGGTCATCCCGCCGTAGCATGATCAGCGTCGAGATCAATCACGACGACAACAAGTGGTTTCCCGATGTCCTCAAGATGGAAATGGAGGACGACTTTCTAGACGACCCAGAAATGGCCGAACACGTTTGGAACGGCGGCTATCAGATTATCACAGAGGGCAGCTATTATGCGCGCCATATGCTGAAAGCGGAGGCAGAGGGGCGCGTTGGATATTTCCCATATCTCGATCATCTGCCTGTCCACACAGCTTGGGATATCGGCGTAGATGATCATACGGCGGTCTGGTTTATCCAAGAGGATGGCGTTGAGGCACGGGTCATCGATTATTACGAGTTGAGCGGCGGCGGGTTGGAGGACGTCGTGATAGATGCGTTTCCAGAATTAAACCCAGACCTTGAGTTGGGCGCTGCTGGCTTGGTTGAGATAGGCAGAGAAGTCCCGTTTGCTTATGGCACCCACTACATGCCGCACGATATCATGGTCAGGGAATGGGGGCGCGGGGCCAAGACTAGATACCAAACAGCGCAGGAGTTCGGGTTGAAGCCAATCAACAAGGGCGTGGCAGTTGGCCCCATCGAACGCATAAACGCCGTTCGGTCATTGTTCCCGCAGTTCCGGTTCAACGACACAAAAAGAGTGCGGCTTGGGATTAAGCGCATCAATCGGTATCATCGAAAGTGGAACGATTCCATGCAGACTTACACTACGCCAGAGCATGACGAAAACAGTCATGGCGCAGACGCGCTAGGCGAGTTTGCCGTCAATTGCAGCATAAGGCCCAAGCCAGTCAAAGAAACCCTGCGCGATCCACGCATTGTGATCGGCGGCAAATCGTCAATGACGATGAACGACTTGCTCAAAGCGTCTAAAAAGAGCCGAAAAAGATACGATTAGTAATTAATTGAAATTTTCCCCAAGATATCGTATATGTTGATTTTATGGAGTATTTACGTTGACAGATGCTGCAACAGCTCAAACAGGCGGACTTGAAACACCAGAAGACGCAGGCCGGGGGCCGGAAGGCGTCGTAGCTCGGTGGAGAATGGAGCTTGATCTAGCGGCCAAGGAAGAGAAGTTTTGGCGCGAACAAGCAGCAGACGTAAATGCCCGTTATCGCGATGAGCGTGACGATAGCCGAGGAGGCTCGTCAATTGCTAGATATCAGGGCGGCTACAGGTTCAATGTTTTATATTCTAATATTCAAACAATCTGTCCGGCTCTTTACAGTCATTCGCCGAAGCCTGATGTCCGGCGGCGGTATAGAGACCGCGATAATGTTGGCAAGACGGTCGCTGATATTATGGAGCGCGCGCTGTCGTACACGATGGACGAGAAAGAGTTCGACCGATATATGAAGCTCGCGATAAAAGACACCCAGCTTACCGGCAGGGGTGTAACCCGCGTGAAATATGAAGCGGCGTTCGGGCAAGACGAAGAAATCGGTGAAAGCGACGAAGACGGCGGAGAAGAATTTGAGGAAGTAGAGCGCGAGGAAGTTGCGTTCGAGCATGTTAATTGGGCGGACTTTCGCAGAGGCCCAGGGCGTATCTGGTCCGAAGTTCAGTGGGTTGCTTTTCGGCATACATTCGACAAAGAAGAGCTTGAGGAGAATTTCCCAGATACCGCAAAAGACATTCCGATGGATTACACGCCTCAAGGCGTGGAAAACGACGACACATCAGACAACATCAATGACACATTCAAGCGGGCCATCGTTTGGGAAATCTGGAGCAAAAAAGACCGAGAGGTAATTTTTGTATGTCCCGGCCTCAAAGAGCGGCCATGCAAGACGGTGAAAGACCCGCTCTCGCTCAAAGATTTTTATCCTATCCCGCGCCCAATGTATTCAGCCGATTATACTAATTCGCTTATTCCGGTGGAGCCATTTAGGTTCTACCGCGACCAAGCCGAAGAACTTGACAGCATAACCAGACGCATCTCAGCAATTGTTGACGCATGTAAGGTCCGGGGCATTTACGACAGCACCATATCTGAAATGTCGAACCTCATGGACAGCCAAGAAACGCAGCTTATTCCCGCCACTGACGTTCTCCCACTGATGCAGTCCGGTGGGTTGGATAAGGCTATTTGGATTTGGCCCATTGAAAAGATAGCTCATGTTTTGGGGTATCTTTACACGCAGAGGGAAGCCACCAAGACCATAATTTACGAAATCACAGGTATTGCCGATATTATGCGCGGGACTTCCTCCGCGTCTGAAACTCTGGGCGCTCAACAGTTGAAGGCGCAATTCGGAACGATGCGTCTGGACGATATGCGCCGGGACGTTCAGCGGTACGCTAGAGACTTAGTCCGCATGTCCGCCGAGATTATTGCCGAGCAATTCAGTCCCGAGACAATGGCGATGATGACTGAAGTCAAATTGCCTACGTTGGAAGAAAAACAAGGGGCGATGATGGCCGCCCAGCAGTTGCAGCAACAGCAACAGCCCATCCCCGAGAAATTGCAAAAAATAATTGATTCGCCTACCTGGGAGGAATCTTTGCAGATTCTTCGAGATGACCAGCAAAGGACATATCGAATTGATATTGAGACCGACAGCACCATTGCTGGAGATCAGGCGCAGGAACAGAAAAACATTACAGAATTGTTATCCGGCGTTTCTATATTTATTCAAAATGCGGGTCCGGCAGTTGAGGCGGGATATCTTCCTCTTGAAGCCGCCAAGTCTATGATCATGACGGCGGTTCGTAAATTCAAAATGGGCCGTGAAGTTGAAGACGCATTAGATACGATTGGCGAAGAAGACGACGATGAGCAGCAGGTAGACCCGGCCATGATGCAGATGCAACAGCAGATGCAAGAGGCCCAGGGAATCATGCAGCAGTTGCAGCAAGAAAACGAAGAGTTAAAAGCTGACAAGGGCGCAGAAGAGCAGCGCACTATTATTGATGCGGAAAAGGCCAAGGCCGAATATTCATTAAAGCAGGGCGACCAAGCATTAAAGACTGAAGAGTTTAGGTTAAAGGCGGCGCAGCCTATCGTTAGCCCTCAAGAGCAATGGGCATATGATATGGAAAGAGACCGGGAGCGTATGGCTTTCGAAGCAGAACAGAAGGCCTTAGAGCGGATTTCCGAGGCTGAGCAAAAGGCATTGGACAGAGACGCCGAGTTAGCTAAAGCTATTATATCAAAGTCCGATGATGATTCTGGGGTTGATGCTGCCCTTGCCGATCTTCATGCCAACAAAACTTTGACATATAACGAAGACGGCAGCATTAGCGGTTATGAAACAACCGAGATTGAATCCACGATATCAAGAATGCGGGACATTATTTCTCAGCAATCATCAACAGATAGAAGCGGGATGGAGCAGGCGTTGGTCCAGATCGCCGAGATGCAGGCTCAAACGGGCCAGCTAATTGTTGAGTCTAATGAAAGGCTAACAAATGCCATCACCGCTCCAAAGCGTGCGGTATACGAAAACGGACGGCCTGTTGGAATTGAAACGGTATAAGTCGTGGCGAACTGGGATAATGATCGTTGGGACATTGGCATTTGGGACGCCATCCCTGCGAGCGAAACTGTGGCAGCAGGCGGTGGTTCTGGTCGGCGGCGCAGGCCGGGTGAGAAAGTTATATGGTATGACGACTGGGTAAAATCTCAAGAGCAAGAGGAACTCCCAGAAGAAGAGCAGATCGAGGTCATTGAAGAAGCTATTGAGGTCGTTAAGTCTTACAAGGCTGAAACGATTTCTGTTGTTGATGCAAAGGCGGCAATCTTGAAGGCCAAGAATGCATCTGATATGCTAAATCAAGTTCGAGGGCTAGAGGCTTTGATGGTTGCATATTATCGGATCAAGGAAGAGCGGCGGCGGATGCAAGATAAGGCAGATGATGAGTTTATCGTTCTTCTGATGTTGGGTGTTTTGTAATGAGTAACTATAAGAAAAGATACGCGGCCATAGATTGGTCGGTCAAAATGGCTTTTGAGCCGCAACTGGTTGAAAATACAACTTCAGTTCGGTCAGAATTATCTATGCCTATGGTGTCGATGGATTATAAGGCTTATGAATGCCCTGTTACTGGAAAGACAATCGAGGGCCGTGCTGCTCATCAGGAAAACTTAAAGCGTACCAATTGCCGGTTGCTTGAACCCGGCGAGAAAGAATCAAACGCGAAGGACGCAGCGGTTGCTTCAGAATCAGAAAACCGGCGGCGAGATGCTGCCATTGATGGAATTGTTGACGCTGTAGCAAGCGAATATTACAACTAGAAGGACAGTATGATGATCGAAGAAACCGCGCCCGCAGACGCCACTCCGAAAGATATGGATGATTTCATGGAGTCTGCGTTTGACGATATGGAATCAGAAGAAACAGAAACCACGGACTCCGAGGTTAGTGAAAGCGATATTTCAAACCTTGTCGAGACCGAAACTGATTCGGATGGTGATAAGCCAGCCGAAACCGAAACGGATAATGATTGGGAGGGCGAACCTGAAGACCAGACCGTCGCGTCTCCACAATCGATGTCCGCTAAAGACCTGGAAGCGTTCTCGGCTCTATCGTCCGAATCCCAGAAATGGGTGACGGATCGCGAGAAGGAACTGACCGCTGATTACACCAGGAAAACTATGGATTTGGCTGAACAAAAGAAATCTTATTCGAGGCTGGACGATATACTTGAACCGCGTCGGCAACAGCTTGCAATGGATGGAATGGACGATAGCACCGCAGTCGGTCAGCTATTTGCCCTATCCGACTTTGCAAACAAAGACCCGGTTCAGTTTGTTAAGTATTTGTTGAACCAGCGTCAGATACCTTTGTCAGCCCTCAATGAACCCAGCAGGCAGCAGCCTGTTGATCCTCAATTAGCCGACATGCAACAAAAGATTCAAGGATTCGAAAACTATTTTACACAACAGCAAGACCAAGCGCAGCAGCAAGTTTCTATTTCAATCGAAAGTGACATTCAGAAGTTCGCTCAAAACAACGAACATTATGATGAGCTAGAATCTGAAATGATTCCTGTTGTTGCGGCATTGCGTGAATCTGATCCCAGCTTGACCGCACCGGATGTTCTGGCGAAGGCTTATAAAATGGCCGCCGCTGCGAATGACGGAGTATCTGCCAAAGTTGATGCTGCTAAAGCAGCCAAAAGCGTGACAGATAAGGTGGCTATGGCGAAAGCCAGAGCTTCCAAGGCAAGAAGAGCTTCAGGTTCAAATGTCCGTTCTAGTGGGGCTGTCCCATTTAGTAAGGCCGGGTCTGATAACGTGGAAGATTTTATTGGAGACCTTGTTGACGAACGCATGACGGCTTAACATGAAAGGAAAGTCAGATGGCTTCCCCGAATAGTTCGTTTACCGAAATATCGGCAATTACTTATCGGCATTTCAAAGATAAGTATCTTACCGATAATGTTACCAATCACACCGCTTTACACCAGCGGCTGACCGAGAAGGGCCGCGTTGATTTGGTCTCTGGCGGCTGGGAAATACAGGTGCCGCTTGACTACAATGAAAACGGCACTTATCAGCGGTATAGTGGCTTCGACACTTTGGATATTTCACAAAGTGAAGTTTTCACGGCTGCAAACTTCCCCTGGAAACAGGTCGCCATCAACGTCGTTGCCTCTGGCCTAGAAATTCGCCAGAACAGCGGTAAAGAGGGCGTAATCAAGCTGGTCAAAAACAAGCTGAAAAATGCCATGCGGACGGCAGGGAACAACTTCTCTGTCGATATGTATTCGGATGGCACTGCTGCTAATCAGATCAACGGCCTTCAGGCTCTTGTTTCTGACGCAGGCACAGGCACTGTTGGCGGGATTAATTCTGCTACTTACACTTTCTGGAAAAACATTCTCCAGTCAGCGGCAGCACCGTTGCAGGGCGGCGCAGGTATTACGCCAAGCGCAACTACAATCGAGAGCCTTATGCTCCCGCTGTGGCTTGCCCTTACCCGTAATAACGACATGCCGGATTTGATTGTCATGGACGATACTTACTTCACGTTCTTTGATAACAGTCAGACCAGCTTGAAACGCTATACCAACACAACCGACGTGAAAGCAGGGTCAACCTCCTTGAAGTACAAGGGCGCTGATGTTGTTTATGATTCGGTCGCGGCTGGTATGCCAGATGCTCATGGGTATTTCTTGAATACCGACTACATTGGCCTCTGTTCTCATCGAGATGCAAACTGGACGGAAGTTCACGAAAAATGGTCAGTGAATCAAGACAGTCAGGTTTTGCCAATTATTTGGCAGGGCAACATGACGGTCTCGAACCGTTCACTCCAGGGGGTTATGAAAGCTTAATAAGCTTCGTAATAGGATAAATACAATGGCTTATGAAATAGTAAACCCTATCGCCGGTAGTCAGCCGATTGCCGACACTTCTGCAACTCAACTTCACCCGCTTGGCACTATTGTTGAAGCGGCTGATGCTACATTGGGTGCGGGGGAATTTGTGTATCTTAGTGGCTTGGCGGCAACTGCCGTTGGCACCTGGGTTACATATGCCTCGTCTGACAATACGACGGTTCTTCTAGTCGCTAACGCGATTGGCCCCGTTGCCATTTCCATGTCAGCTAATCTTGCCAGCTACTACGGCTGGTATCAGATTAGCGGCAAAGGAACTGGTAAGGCTTTGGCAGGCTACGCCGACAACGGTCTAGTCTATGCGACTGCTACGGCAGGCAGCATTGATGATGCCGTTGTTGCTGGTGACCGTGTTAAACTTGCGATTGGCGCTTCCGCTGTCGGAACGCCTTCTTCAGGTCTAGCATATTTTGAAATCCAGCGTCCATTTGCGGACGACGGAACTGCGGCTTAACTTAGTAACTTGATCGGGGCTGGCCTTAACAGCCAGCCCCCTTCATTTACAAATTAGAGAGGATTATAATGGTTGATATTCTTCCAGAAGAAAAACACGGATTTCATGTTGATTTTGAATTGCGCGCTGAAGAAGATAGAGAAGCATCTATTAAATCCGGCCACCCAGTGTTTCGTGATGTTGAAATGGCTATACTGACCATGCCGGGTGGAAATCTAGTCCTTGATAAATTTGTTACCGACGAACTGCTGCGAGAATGGAAAGTCGGTATTCCTGGGCGCAAGCCGCCGTCGCCGTTTGCCATGTCCGCATATGAAGCATGGAAAGACGGGCGCGAGGCTCCTGTGAATGGGATTGATTTAAAGAACTGGCCTGGCGTAACGCCAGCGCAACTGAAGATGTGCCAAGGAATCTCGGTCCGCACTGTTGAGAATTTAGCCCAATCTAATGCAGACACAATTCGCAAATTAGGAATGGGCGGCGTTGCTCTAAAGGATAAGGCCGCTGCTTATTTACTAAGCGCGGGTAAAAATAAAGCGAGCGAGGAGATGTCTGCTTTGAAGGTTGAAATGCAGTCTCTGAAAGAAGCAATAGAGAAAAAAGACGACAGAATAAACGATCTTTTGACGCAGTTTACAGATGGACCTCCTAAGAAAACTAGAAAAAAGGCCGCCTAGATATGACTTTGTTGACGATGATCAACGGCGCTCAAGATACCATCGGGCTGAATAGGTCGGCGGCAGTTATGTCGTCAACAGATAGCAACACGCGCACTTTATTGGCTCTTGCCCAAACAGAGGGAAGCGAACTCCTTGAGAGATATTCGTGGCCTCAGACACAGGCAGAAGCTACCCACACAACGCTAGCGGCGCAGTTGCAGGGGGTTATGACCACCATAGCGCCGGGGTTCTCTTATATTTTAAATCAGACATTCTGGAACAGGACTTTGACGCAGCCGGTTCTAGGTCCGCTATCGCCTTCTGAATGGCAATTATTAGTGGCCCGCACAACAACCGGGCCATATTCTCAGTTTAGGATACGTGCGGGTAAACTTTTCGCTTACCCAGCCCCCGCAGTTGGTCAGACATGGGTCTTTGAATATCAGACATCTAATTTCTGCGAAAGCGCCTCCGGGACCGATCAATCAGCATGGGCCGCTGATACCGATACTGGTCTGTTGGACGAGAACCTGATGGAAATGGGCGTGGTGTGGAGATTTAAGAAAAAGAACGGTCTCGATTACTCTGAAGATTTCAGAACCTATGAGCAGAAGCTGGCAAACGATACGGCTCGTGTTGGCGGCAAGAAAGTTCTAAACATGAACGGGGGCGGCAATATGTACGCTTCCGGCATTTACATACCGCAAGGCTCTTGGTCATAGTTTTGGAAGTTTGGAGACAAAGATGCCTATTCGAAAGGTAAAGGGTGGGTGGACATTCGGTCGAGGGCCGAAAAGTGCCGTTCATAAAACATTAGGGTCTGCTCAAAGATCATATGGCGCTTATTCAGCCAAGAAGCATAGTGATAAGCCAAAGAAAAGCCCATCTATGGCAGACGCCCTCAAGGGTAATGATAGGAAATACTGATGCTTCAGCCACTCGCCAACAACACACAAAAATCCCCGGTATCAAACTCGGTTAGCATCCCAGCGCCGACTTCTGGCTGGAATGCCAAAGACGCATTGTCGGACATGAGTCCAGATTTTGCGATTACCTTAGACAATATGTTTCCTGATCTAACTGATGTTGTGCTGCGCTCTGGCTATGCTTCACATTCAACCGGCAATGGCTCGGGGGCTGTTGAGACTTTAGCTGAATGGGCTGGCCCGACTTCTTCTAAACTGATTAGCGCGGCGGGGTCTGTTATATATGATTCCACGGCATCGGGTGGCTCGACTTCCATTGCCACTGGAAAAAGTAATGCGCGCTGGCAAACAACGATGTTCACCACCGCAGGCGGAAGTTTCTTATACATGGTAAACGGCGCTGATGCGCCGATATATTACAATGGGTCGGCGTTCGTAACTCCGACGCTTTCCGGCGTAACTGCGACAGATATCGTCCATATTCTAGCGCATCAGGCGCGGCTATTCTTTACGTTCAAAGACAGTTTAACATTTGGCTATTTGGCCGTTAACGGGATCGCCGGGTCCGTAAGCACGTTCAGTCTTGGCGGTTTGTGCAAAAAGGGTGGATATTTAGCCGCTTGTGGTTCTTGGACGCGGGACGGGGGTTCTGGCCCGGACGATATTTTTGTCGCGGTGACGAGTGAAGGCGAGTGCATCTTGTACTCAGGAAATGATCCTGGCGTCGCAGCAAATTGGCTTTTGGTGGGTGTGTTTTCTATTGGAAAACCCATTGGCCGAAGGTGTTTGGAAAAGGTCGGGTCTGACATTATTGTAACGACACAAGACGGCGCTGTTCCTCTGACGACATTCCTTCCCATTGATCAGGTCGGGTCAAAGGGAAAGGCATTATCTGATAATATTCAGAATGATTTTATTACGTCGGCGCGCACATATGGGACGAATTTTGGGTGGCAATCTATTCACTATCCTCAAGGGTCGTATGGGTTATTTAATATTCCGATAGGCGCGACATCGGCGTATCAATATGTAGTTAACACTCAAACAGGGTCTTGGGCTAGGTTTGTGGGGCAAAATGCGGCCTGCTGGTCTCTGTTCAAGGGCGATCTGTATTTCGGTGGTCAAGCGTCCGGTGTTATCTACAAGGCGGATACGGGAACGTCAGACAATGGCGTGAATATTGATTATAAAGTAAAACCCGCGTTTAACTATTTCAGGAGCCGGGGGGTCAACAAGCTGTTTTCACTCTGTCGGCCACACTTTACATCAAACGGGTCTCCGTCCATTGCTATTGATTTGAACGTAGATTTTGCAGACGTTAATCCTACGAGCATCCCATCTGCGGCAGCATTAAATGGTGCCATATGGGATACATCAAAATGGGACGAGGCTAATTGGACGGACTCGGCTAGTATAGCCAACTGGATAACCGTCTATGGCATCGGAGACTGCGCCACTCCCACTATTCGAGGGTCTGAAAACGCCCTGACAATACGCTTTTCTGCATATGACATGATATGGCAAGTGGGGAATGCTTTGTGATGGATATGTTTCACATGAAACAATAATCGAGTTATGAAGGAGATTAAAATGCCCGGCGGAGTACAATATGGAAGCCGACAAGAGGCTCAAAAGTATGCAGATACGTTTGATGATGCATCTGGGCCAACTGCCGTCACTATGGAAATGAGCAACCCCGATACGGGTCAACCTTATTGGGTAGTCATTAATAAAGACCCTATGGACCTGGACGGCTATTTCAACTGGATGAATAATAATGACACAGGGATGATGTCTGAGCAGGGGGTTAATATACTTCCTGGGCAGTCTGAATTTGGTGCCGCTATTACCGAAGATGGTGCGACGCAGGCGGTTGATATACTCCCTGATCAGCCTGGACTTGGTGCGCTGCTACCGCCACCACCGTTGCCAGAACGGCCAGAGCGGCCCATTCTTGAAAGAGAAGCCGACCTATTAAATCAATATGGCAGAAAACAACGCGGTCAAATGCGGCGCCAATCAGGCAATAATATGATCAACGCCCTTGGCGGCTATCCGCAACCATAACGGATGACGCAGATCATACTAGGCAAGGACGAAGAATTGGTGCAATGGGCGGAGGCACGTTTTCCAGATTTTGCGCCCGTTGCCCGGCCACTTACGGCAATCGGCTTCGCTGCTTCTTCTGGCGATATACTAGGCGTTGCAATTTATAACAATTTCAGGCAACATGATGTTGAATGTAGTATTGTCACAGCGACCCCTAAATGGGCCACGCCGGGAAATATACGGGTTATTTTCAATTATCCGTTTGTTCAGTTGGGTGTGAAAAGAATGACAGCTATCACAGCAAAATCAAATAAGCGATGTCGTAAACTCTTGGAAGGTGTCGGGTTTCGTCTCGAAGGCGTTCACCCTTACGCGGACAAAGGCACGGCGGCGTCTTGCACATATGGCATATATTATGACAAAGCAATGGAGTGGTTAAATGGGTAAAAAGTCACCAAAAGCCCCCGCAGCTCCAGACCCAGCAGCCACCGCAGCGGCTCAGGGGGCCGTTAATAAAGAGACCGCCATTGCTCAAGCAAGGCTGAATCAGGTCAACGAACTGACCCCATACGGCTCTTCATCTTATACGCCAACTGGTGAAACAATTGACGGCATCGATCAATATTTACGAACGACGACGCTTGACCCCAAGCAACAGGCTATTTTTGATCTACAAGCCGATACATCAATATCCAGAGAACAATTGGCCGGGGACCAGATAGGCCGAGTTTCTGAAAATCTATCGACGCCATATAGCTTTGAAGGATTCCCAGCAGCGCCTCTGGCCGACGCTGACGCCAGACAGCAAGTTATTGACTCTCTGTATAGCCAGTTTAAATCCCGCCTTGACCCGCGATTCGACGATGAAAGAACGGCGCTAGAGACGCGATTAGCGACTCAAGGCATCCCCGTTGGGTCTGATGCGTTCAATGATGCTGTGGAGAGCCAGGGCCGGACAAGAAATGATGCATATGACCAAGCATTGAGGAGTTCAATTTCCGGCGGCGGGGCTGAACAATCAAGATTGTTCGGGCTTGGCGGTTCAGCTAGAGATAGGGCTATAGGTGAATACGAGCGCCAGCGGAATGCGCCGCTGAACGAGATCGCTGCGCTTCAGAGCGGCACCCAAATAACGAACCCTCAGTTCTCACCAACGCCACAGACGGGAATATCCAACGCTGATATAACGGGGCCAACGGCCTTGCAGTATCAGGGGCAAATGGCGGGGTACAACGCCGCTAACCAACGGAATTCAGGCATGATGTCTGGATTGTTTGGTTTGGGCGCTGCTGCTCTTCCCTTGGCGTTCCCTTCGGATATTAGGATCAAAGAAGATATATCCAAGGTCGGAACGCTAGACAATGGACTGGGCGTTTATTCGTTCCGGTTTAAAGATGGCGGACCGCAACAGATTGGTCTAATAGCGCAGGAAGTTGAGAAGGTTAACCCAGGTGCAGTTGGCGAGCAAGACGGAATCAAGACCGTCGATTATGCAAGGGCGGTTCTCTAATGGAAAAATTAAAAACCCATCCGTTCTATCGGCAGGGGCCAATTATTGACCAAAAGGCTATCGACAAGACAGATTCTCGCCGCCTAATGGCGGAGAAGTTGCTTGAAGGTTCTTCGGGTTTGAAAAAAATGTACCATCCGCTTCAAGGTGTCGCTCAATTAGCTCAAGCTGGCGTTGGGGCATATTTGCAAAACAAATCCGATGAAGAACAAGCCGCTCGTCAGGATAAACATAATAAGGCGGTTCTCGAATGGCTAAAATAAAACCCCATCAGTTCTATCAGCAAGGTCCGATTTTGCAGGGGCGAAGCGGACAAGAAGCTATCGACAGGGCGAATGAGACCAGTTCCCGCCGCCGAATGGCGGAAAGGTTGCTTGAGAGTTCTTCGGGTTTCCGAAGGATTGACCACCCGCTTCAGGGTGTTGCTCAAATGGCTCAAGCTGGTGTTGGCGCATATTTGCAGAACCAAGCTGACGAAAAACATGCAGCGCGGCAGGATAAATATAATCAGGATATGAGTAAGATATATGGGGGTTTTCAAGATACGCGGGGTGAAGATAGTATTCGAACTCCAGGTGTCGGGAATGTATCATTTACGGGGTCGGTTCAGCAAAAAACAGAACCCGCCCCGGGAAGCATGAAAAGGGCGCTAGAGATAGGCCGGTCTATAGATAACCCTGACACTTCTGGATTCTTGAATGATTTAACAATATCCCAATACCAGAATAAACAGGCGGCTTTGGCGGCTGCGGCGCAGCGGACACAGGATTTAGAAGACGCGACATTAAAACAAACGCGAGCTATGGAGTTGGAAAGTGGGAAGTTGACGTCTTTCGAACGGACATTGCTTAATGCCGGATATATTCGCGGATCAGAAGAATGGAACAACGCCTACAAAGACTATATCGCCAAAAAAACTAGAAATAGTCCCGGCGTAGTAGTCAACACGGGGCAAAAAGCCCCGACAGGTTACCGATGGACGGCGGACAACACTCTTGAGCCGATACCGGGCGGCCCGGTGGCAACCAGGGTCGCAGCAGATGAACAGGCGGCTGTCGTCGCAGAGGAGGCCGCAGAGTTGGAGGCCGCCGCTGAGGAGGACCGCACGCAGGTAGCAATAGAAAGCACCGCGGCTACACAGAACGTCATGGAAAACGCACTCAACGGTGCATTCGCTGCGTTAGACGAGGCGGACGCGGACGCCTGGAGTTTGGGCGCTTCCGGTACTATATCCCAGATTCCAGCGTTGCAATCATCGACCTACGCGGGACGATTACGTTCCCATATTGCGACACTGAGAAGTCCTATTGTCATGCAGGGGATTGAAAAGCTACGGGCATCGTCATCTTCCGGTGCCACTGGGTTCGGCGCGATGAATGAAGCAGAATTAAAGATTCTGACCGAGATGTTGGGTGCGTTGGACCCCGATTCTACCGATCCGGACATTCTACGGAAAACACTTGACGGAGTAAGGACTCAAGTTGAAATTGTCAAAACAGACGTTCTAAAAAATGTTCAACCTGATAGGTTGCGCGAGATTGGATTGGGTCATTGGTTGTCTAAAACCAAACAGTCGTCTAAACCCAAACAACCGACCATTGATGAAATTATCGCCGAGATTGCACGTAGAAAAAATCCGGCAGTGCAGCCGACGCCCCAAGGTGGAGGGGAATAAATCCAGTGGCTGATTTCTCCCAATATTCAGACGAAGATTTGACAGGTACACTGGCGGCTATGGTTGCGGCGGGGAAATCTACGACTCCAGTGGCTGGCGAAAGTTCGCCGCCTATAGTTAAATCTGTATCGGATATGTCAGATGCGGAATTACAGGAAGCCGTTGAGTTTGGCGATATGGCGGCCAAAATGTCGCCGCAGGATTTAAGTATTGCTCGCTTGACAGGGAAAAAACCTATTACACCAACCGGCAAGCAACGGGTTCTGTCGCCTAAAATGGAACGATTCGGTGAGTTTCTTCGCCAACAGGCACAACAACCGCGCCCCGGCGAGACCGAAGATTCCCGTTTCAAGCGCCTACATGGCGGCCTTTCGAGTCGTGAAAAGCCATCATGGATCGAGGGTGTCGGGCGGGATGTGCTTCAGGGGGATACATTCGGATTCGGTGACGAGATTGTTGCCGGCGGAACAGCCGCTCTTGATTCTTTGGTCGGAGACGCAAATTTTGAAGACGCATATAATCAGCGGTTAGCCAATGAGCGTGCAGACCGAAGCACGTTCAGGGAAGAATACCCAGTTTCTTCTTACGGGGCTGAAATTACAGGGGCGATCCCGACAGCTATAGCGGCTCCCCTTAATCTTTTGCGCGGCGGAAAAGTCTTGCAGGCCGCTGGCGTGGGCGCTGGTCAGGGTGCTGTGTATGGATTTGGGCAGGGCGAAGGCGTAGGTGGCCGAGCAATGAACGCAGCTTTGGGGACGGCACTCGGCGGAACAGTCGGCGCGCTTGGTGTTCCCATTAGTAGAGGCATCGGAAATGTAACGCGGTCAATCATGGATCGCAGATCCGCAAAATCTGTCGGTATGACCCCGGATCAATACAGTATATTAAACCGCGCATTGAATGCCGACGAATCTTTAACGGGCGCGGGGACGCGGCGGCTTGAGGCGGCTGGAGACGACGCAATGCTAGCGGACGCTGGCCCAGGCGCGGCGCGGCTGCTTGATACGGCAATCGTCGAAAGCCCGCCAGCATCCCGCATGGCTACGGAAGCTGTTGAAACCCGTGTGACACGCCAAGCTGAAAAACTTGACGATGCTCTTAATCAAACAATGGGAAAGCCGGGGGAGTCTTCGTCCCGCGCATTGACTGTATTTGGAGAAAAGACAAATCATTTAGATTTAATTTATAAAAATGCATATTCCAAGCCTATCGACTATTCATCTGCAAAAGGTTTAGCTCTAGAGAAAATTATAGCCAATAGAGTACCTGGAGAAGCTATTGATGCCGCTAATAAGTTAATGAGAATGGAAGGGAAGGTATCGAACCAGATTCTGGCTGATGTAGCAGAAGACGGAACGGTAATATTTCGAGAGCTTCCAGATGTTAGACAGATCGATTATATAACAAGAGGTTTGAACCAAACCGCATCGACGGGTGAGGGTGCGGGGGCAATGGGTGGTCAAACTCAAATAGGCGCGGCCTATCAGAAAGTCTCAAGAGATATTAGAAACTTGTTAAAAGAACTCGTCCCAGAATATAAAGTTGCGCTGAATACTTCTTCTGACGCTATCAGGGAAAGAAACGCTCGTGAATTTGGATTAGGCGTTTTGACTAACAAAACAAGCCGGTCCGATGTCAAAGAGGCGATGGATCACATGGGCGGCGCGGAAAAAAGGAAGGTTGTTGAAGGCGTCCGAATGTATATTGATGATGTTCTTGCCCAAACAAAGGTGGCGATGACAGATGTTAATATACCGGCAAGGGAAGCGTTTAAATTTGTTAAGGATATGTCAAGCCGAGCAAGCCGTGAAAAACTCAGCACGATTTTAGGTCAGGACGCTTCTAAGGTTATTAACCAACTTGATGAAGCCTTGGTAGCGTTTGAACTTCGCGCAAATGTCGCTCGTAATTCTGCCACAGCAGTCAGGCAGAGTACGGCTAAAGATGTTTCGGATATCGTTCAGGGGGGCGCGTGGAATAAACTTCGCGAAGGAGAAGTAATCAACGCTCCCAAGGCCGCAATTGCGGCAATTTTGGGGCGTTCTCCATCCGCGAAACAGAAAGTTTCTGACGATGTTTATGTCGGCATGGTAAAAGCTCTGACGGGTCCAAGGGGACCAGAAGCTCGGGCGCTGCTTCAAAAACTTCAGAAAATCCAGCCGTTAATAGATCAAAGAACCGGAAAAACTATAGACCTCATTTCAAACATTACATCAAGAAACGCGCCATTTACGAATGAGAACATTAGGCCGGAATTTCGACCGCAAATTGATAGTATGAAAAAGGCATTAGGAGTAGAATAAATGGCTAGAGACGGGTCGGGAGTTTACAGCAATCCATATCCCAATTTTGTGGCTGGTACTGTAATTTCATCCACTGAAGTGGACGCAAACAACGCCGCAATGGGAACGGCCCTTACGGGGTCAATTGCGGCTGATGGGCAGACTACCGTCACGGGCAATCTGCCTATGGCGACATATAAATTCACCGGACTTGGCGCGGGGGCTGCATCAACGGACAGCGCTAATTTAGGACAGGTCCAGGCCGGTGCCTATATTTGGTGCGGGACAATGGGCGGCGCTGCTGACGCGGGGACTCTATCTCCAACGCCAGC